TTGGAACTGTATTTTTAGGATTGGCTGTTGGAATTGGTATTTTGTGGGCTTTAACAGCTGCACAAACAGCATTTAATGCGGCAGCTGCGATGAATCCATACGTTCTGATTGCTGCTGCGATTATAGCTGCAATCATGGCAATAGTGGCTGTTTTAATATATTTTTGGAACACAAATGAGACTTTTAGAAATGCAATAATAACAATCTGGAATACGATAAGTCAATATTGGGCTGTTGTAGGATTTATTTTTGGCGGATTAGTAGGAGCAATAATCGGAGGATTGATGCAATTGTGGACACAAAATGAGACGTTCAGAGAGTTTGTAATAGCTGTTTGGAACTATATTTGTGCGACGTTTCAATTGTCTTGGACAATAATTGGCGGAATTATTATGGCAATTGTTAATGTTATATCAATTTTAATTAATGCATTAATAAATGCTTATAACACAAATTCAACATTTCGCACAATTGTAACAGTTGCTTGGAGTGCTATAGGTGTAGTAATTTCAGCTGTTATTGGGATGATAGTTGGCGGTCCAATTGGAATGTTTATCGGAGTATTGGTAAGTCTGTATACTCACAATCAAACAGCGAGAAATATAATAAACGCTGCTTGGAGTGCTATAAAGACAGCCGTTTCAACTGCTGTAACGTTTATTATTAGCAGAATTAATGCTGCAACTTCAGCTGTCCAAGGATTAATCACCGCTTTTCAAGCGGCAGGAAGATTAGATTGGAATGGAATCAAGGCTGGAGGAACACAATTTATAAACGGAGCTAAAGGCATCGTGACTGGACAACATAAAGCAGTCGGAACTAATAACTTCCAGGCTCAGGGTGGCGGAGGAATGACCGCTATTGATGAACACGGAGATGAAGCTATTTGGTTGCCTAATGGCTCTATGGTCGCAAGAAACACAACAACTCTTGATATGTTGAATAACTTAAAATCAATCAAGAAAAATACACGTAGTGGCACAAAAGAAACAGGAGCAGTTGTTACAAATAACAATAAATTTGTATTCAATGTTACTGGAACTGACGAAACATTGCAGGAATTGAAACGTGAACTTGAAAAATTAGGGATAGTGTAAAGGGGGTATAGAATGCAAGTAATGGATTTTCTAAAAACAAAATTTACTGAATTTGAAACAATGAGAGATAAATTAGAAAAAATGTATTTGGAATATTTCGGTGTGAAACCTAACGGCTTTCTAGGCACTATACCTCTTTTAGTTCTCTCGACTGATTATAGTCAAGACAATGAAATAACAGGGTATAAATCGTATTTGAAAGATAATTTTAACGAAAATATGTTTGTAAATCCGTATACGTTAAAAATCGAAGTAATTTTGCATGGCAAAGAATGGAAAGATGAACTTGAAAAACTTGTAAAAGAATCAAGAAAAAGAAATTACACAATGTTTATGTATACCAAGTTCGATAAGATTTATGCACCTCTTGCAATTACAAGTGTAAGCTATTCTGAAAATTATGAAAGTTACACAAGTATGAAAGTATCAATAAATTTAAAAGAAATAAACTTGCTTAAATTTACTACAACAGATGGAAAAACAACTACGGGAGTATATGTTCCTGAAACAAGTATTCAAAATAAAGAGACCGAATTGCAAATTCCAAGTGACGCAATGAGTGAAAGATATTCAAATGATACAAGGATGGGAGATGTTATGAAGTGAAGAAGCTATATAATTTTGATATTTCATATAAGAAAAATGGCAAAAGTAGTTACAGAATCTTACTTGATGATGGAGAAAAAACACTCGTAACAACATTAGGCATTTACAATATAAATGGGCTTTGGTATTTGGATATAAAGACTGATAATGAGGACTTACATATTGGGCAACGGATTAATACTTATGAGGATTTATTTTTAATATGCAGAAGAAGATACAAAGAATTTCCGAACGTTAAAATGATAGCTTTGCCAATCAATTTGAATGGCTTTGATGTTGAATTTACAACAGAAACAGCTGGAGTATTACAGGATATTATGGTGGTGGTTTAATGGCTGAAAATACAGAAAATATGCAGAACAACGAGAATAACAGCAGTTATTATATTTTGTGGGATAGATATGCAAAAGTAACTTTTAAAGTAAAAAATGGAAGCGAAACAGAAGATATTGAGTTTGAGAGGTTTCAAGTTGAAAATGGTGTTGATTCATCGCCTGATTTCGAGATAGAAACAGAGTTTGATATTACAGAAAGCACTAATATTGCTAAAATAGTTATTTACAACTTGACGGACGAAATGATTAAGAAACTGAAAAAAGGTGTGGAAGTAGTTATCGAAGCTGGGTACTGGAATGATGGCGAAAATAAAGATATTGGAGTTATCTATAAAGGGATTATCGAAAGTTTAAAAGGCAGCTGGAGCAATGCTGATAAGAAATTTGAGATAACTTGCAATACTTACAATGATGAATACAAGGACACAAAAATCAATTTGAAAGCAGGAAAAGGGACAAAAGCAAGTACGATTATAAAACTTATTTTATCTAAGCTGGATAAATTAAAGACTGGAACAATAGAACTCGGAAAAGATATTGACTATAAAGACGGAAAAACTTTACACAACAATGTAAAGCATATCTTTAAAGAATTAGCAAAAGATACAAAAAGTGTTTTCTTTATAACAAATGGAGTTGTTACATTTCAGCCACGAGATAAGATAAATAGAGGCATTTTGGAGTTTGACGCAAATAGATTTCAAGATGTAAAGGAAAATGACGGAACTTATACTTTGAAAGCGATATTTGACCACAGATTCCAGGAAGGCTTTAAGATTAATCTTGATTTGAAAAAGGCTTTTGAACAGCTTGAAATTAAAGGGGAGTATTTAATTACAAAAGGTAAGCACGTAATGAATTTTAAAACGGATGCCTACACAGAATTGGAAATTAAAACTAAATTTGATGATGAAGAAACTAAAAAGGCTAATGAAATTGAGATTGTTACAGGTAAAAATGGTAAGAATGAAAAGGCGTCTAAAAAGAAAAAGAAAGGCGAAAAAAATAAGAATAAAAATAGTAACAAAAAAGAAAGTAGAAAAGATAAAAAAACTAAAGATACTAAAAAAAGGTAGCAAAAAAATCTAATATTAAAAGTCGCGGGAAAAAAGAAAAAGACTGGGACAGAATTGTAAAACAATACGGAGTAGGAGGCAAGAAGTGAGAAAAAAGACAGTAGGCGATCATATCGAAAATATGATAAACGGAAGTTTTGACAATTTAAATACTTTTGCAATAGCTAAAATTGTAGAGGTGGATAACTCAAATATGAGTTGCAGCATACAAATGCTTGATATTCCTGAACTTTTTGGCACTCGCGATGAAGTTGAAGTGATTGAAAATGTACCAATTGCTCCAATTTTCTGGGGAAGCAAATGCAAAATGAACGCTCCATTATCTGTAAACGACAAAGTTTTGGTAGCATTTTGTCAACACGATACATTTAATGCTCGAAATACTTCCGAACCTTGTGAGCCGAACTCTAGTGCTAAATTCGATATAAACAATGCTATTGTGGTTGGACAAATAACAAGTGATGCAGAAAAGAATATATCTAACGACTTCTACATTGCTTACGGCGGAACACTTGTAACAATAAATGATAGCGGAGTTAACATAAAAGGCAGCTCTATAAATATAAGCGGAGCAGTGAGCATTAAAGGCGATTTAGAAGTTAGTGGAGACGCTAAGATTGGCGGGAAATCATTCTTAACTCATACTAATGGCGGTATGCCGTTGGATTAGGGTATAAATAAGGACAATTACAATTAAATACAATAACTGTGATAAAATAATTAAAAAACTATTGACTTTATACGTATTTTGATGTATAATGTGTTCGAGGTGATTAGGATGCCAATGAATTCAAAAGAAATGATTAGATTTTTGAAGAGAAATGGTTTCACCGAAATAAAAGGTGGAAAAGGTTCTCATAAAAGATTTAAGAATTTCGATACCGGTAAGGTAACCGAAGTGCCTTGTCATAGTGGGGAACTTAATAAGAATCTCGAAAGAGCGATATTAAGACAAGCAGGATTGAAATAAATCCTGTTCCCCATTTCAAAAATAGGAGGATAATTATGTATGTAGTGTACCCAAGCATTTTTTCTAAAGAAAAAGAAGGCTATAGCGTTCATTTTCCTGATTTAGGCGGTGCAACATGTGGCAGCGATTTAGAAGATGCATATTATATGGCGACAGACTATATAGGAACGGTCTTAATGGAAGATTTTTTAGAAAAAAAGGAACTTCCAAAAGCAACAGAAATGGGAAAAATAGATATAAGAGCCTATTTTGAAACATTATACGATAAAGATACAGAAAAGAAAGAAATAGAAGAAGCTATAAAAAATTCATACACAACTTTGGTTGGATTAGATTTACTGAAATATGTTAAAGAAACACAAAAAACAACGGTTAGAAAAAATGTAACTATACCAAGCTGGCTTAATGAAACAGCCAAAAGATATAATATAAATTTTTCAAAAGTGTTGCAAGAAGCCTTGGAGAAAGAATTGGAAATAGAATAGTTTTTTAAAAATATTTAAAATCACAGTTATTAATTTAACTGTGATTTTTTTGTTACAATTTTTTTAGAAAGGCAGTTGATATGAAAAGTGTAGAAAGTTGGCAAACCGAAAAAGACGACAACAAAGAAATTGATGTTGTGATGGGCAAAAATATAGTATTAAGTTCTGAAATAGAAAAAATAAGACTAAGGCTTGAGAATAAGTTGAGATTGTTCTTTAATGAGTGGTTTTTGCACAAGAACGAAGGCATTTACTGGATTAAAAGAAATGAAAATAACGGACAGATAGGAAACTTGTTGGAAAAGTTCAATATTGAAACTCAAGTGAAAGAAACTATTTTAGCGGATGAAGATGTAGCAGAAATAATAAAATTTGAAAGTGATTTTAAAAACGGAACCGGAAATTATAATTTTGATGTTGAAATATTATTGAAAAATGGTAAAACTTTGACAATTTAGGAAAGGGGGAATAATGGATTTTGGAGTAACGGATACAGGATTTGTATTAAAAAGTTTTTCAGATATTATGAAAGATATAGAAAAACGGTATAAGGCAAGACTGCAGGACAATGAATATACTTTAGATTTTAATACTCCTGAAGGTATTCATTCAGAAGCAATCGGATTTGAGCTATCAAAGTTATGGGAAGAACTTTTAGACTTTAATAATCAAATGAATTTAAATACAGCAACTGGAATTTATTTAGATTATTTCGGAACTTTGTTAAGAACTCCACGAAATCCAGGAGCATATGCAACTGGACAGGTAAAAATAACAGGAGAAAAGAATAGAGTTATACCAGCACAGACAATCATAAAATACGCTGAAAAAGAATACAGATTATTGTCTAATGTTGTATTGGATAAATTGGATAATAACGAATATTATGGAGTAGGCTTTATTCAAGCGGTTGAAATTGGAGATGAAAGCAATATTACAAGTGATGTTTCGTTTACAACGGAATATAGCGGAATCGCTAAAATTACAAATGATGTTGATGTAGTAGGTGGAGCTGATGACGAAAGTGATAGCCTTTACAGAGCAAGATTAAAAAGAAAGCAAACAATCGAACAGACTGCAACACATTCCGCGTTATATAACGGACTTATGGCATTGGAAAATGTAAAAAATGTATTAATATTAGATCCCGAAACAGAGCCGTCAACAGAAGCTGGGACTATTAAGATATTTCTTGAAGGAACTCCTGATAACAAAATTTTTGAAACTATACTGGATTTGAAAGCGGATGGAATATTAACACTCGCAGATTCTAATGCACAAACGTTTGAAAAAAAAATAAAAAGAGATATGTTTGAAAGAAAAATAACGTACAACATTATTAAATACAGTACGTTATTAATTAAAGTCGAAGTATTAGAAACAAAAAATTCTGATGAAAGAGATAACCGTTGGACACCACAAATAAAGCAAGAGATATTGAACTATATTAATAATCTTAGGACAGGGGAATCTATTAGTTATCTAAAAACATATTCAGAAATTTTAGGAATTGACGACATAAGAAAAATTAATCTAAAAATGGGATTAACAGAATCTAATGTTGCA